CGCCACCCTCCACCTGGAATGCGTGGCGAGGGATAGCGTGCTGCAGCAGCTTGTCACGGCCGATGAGCCTGGCCGTCGCCTCATCAGAGACCAGCCGGGTGTCAATCACCAGGTCACGCACGCCGTACAGCGACTGCGACCAGCGGGCCAGGAATTCAGGGACCACTCGCTCGTCGTTGGGGTCATACTCCGCGTCGATGATGACGGTGCGCAACTGGTTTTGTTGCTGCCCGCCCGGTGCGTAGTGGATGGTGATTCGGTTGAAGACATTCTTCCCAGTCGACTGATATGGGGACGTCCTGGTCACGTTCCGTCCAGGGGCGCCACGGGTCGCGACCATGGTGAACTCCGCTTCGGTGCGGTCGGCGTCGAGCTTGAAGGCCTGGAAGTAGCCGCCCTCGGAGCTCTCTCGCCACTCGACCGGCAACAGGCTCGCGATGTTGGAGCGGACGAAGTCCCAGATGCGCGAGCGCCGGCCGAGCACGAAATCGAGCTTGTAGGCGTCGAGTATCACGCGCTGAGCCTCCATCGCCCCTACGTCAATGGGGATGTCAGTCCATTGTTCGAACAGGTAGCGGATGATCTCACCGCCACCACGCAACGGTGCATCGCGCTCCCGGTTCAAAATGCCCCCTTGTGGCACTCCGGCCACCACGCGGTCAAATGCAATCCTGTATTGCGTCTCTAGCGATGGCGGTGACACCGTCACGTCATTCCAATCGATCAAGCTGACGGCTTCCCCCCTCAAATCGAAGCCGTCGATCACCGGTCGGACCCAAGGACCCTCTTGGCTCAGGTCGGTGACGCCGCCAGATGATGGCCTGGTCATGGTGGTCGAGCCCTCGACCGGCGGCTGCTGGCTCACGTTGTGCAGCGTGACCTCAGACGCGTGAATCTCACCTAGGCTGATTTGCGCCCTGCTCTCACGATTCAGCGTCGCCGAGATCTTCCACTCGACGATATACGCGGGGGCTAACGGGGCCGGAGAACTCGCCATCAATCCGGCCGGGGAAGCCGAAGATCAACTGATAGTCCTTGCCTATGACAGCGGGGTCCACCTTGGTGTCAACGCTCACCGGCCAGGTGTCGGCAGAGATGCTGTGGGCGGGCCCAGGGATGGAGCCACGCCGGCGTAGCTGCCGCTCGATGCCAAAGCGCATGGGCTCGAAGGTGGAGCCCCACGAAGGGGTGGTGACCAGCCCTCTGATGATGACCTCGGCTTGCTCGAGCACCTGGCCCGAGTACCAGCGGCGCAGCACTGCAGAGCCGAGATCGAAGCGGTGCCCGCGCTTGCGCAACAGCGACCAGTCCACCAGGCCTTTGGGGATGGAGACGCCAAAGGCCCCGAACACTGCACCCGCCTCCGTGGTCACCGGCGCAGAGTCCATGCCCGCGGCATACTCGAAGGAATCGCCATCGGCGTCGACGACTGTGACCGCTTGCGAGGCCGTGGTAAAGCGCAGCACAAGGCCCTGAAAATCCAATTCGAGCAGCAGTTGAGCGCTCTTGCCTGCGATCTGGGAGCGAGGCGCGGTCATACGACCTCGCCGAAAGTCACCGATGGGGGCCGGTGTCGCTCACTGCGCCCGCCAGTCGAGTCCTCATCGCCGCCAATGTTGTCGAGCCCCACAGATGACTCGATGCGGGCGAAGAGGAATTTGCGCGGGTCGCTGATGGTGACGTTGCTGACCTTAGGGATGGACTGCAGGCACACCACGGGAATCTTCCCGGACTGCCACTGTCGCATCAGGCCCATCAGCCACCACCCAACATCGTCACGAGCTGCAAGTGGGTCGCCGGTGTCTGCAGATAGATAGTCAGGGTCGCCGCCAATCTGCCCACTGTGCCCGACACCATCAGACCACGCGGCGGTGAAGCGCCTAGGGGCCGTGCCTAACTCCTCTGTGTACGTCGTCCCCTTGCGGTCGGTGATGGTCTGGGCATTGGGTGGCGACTCCCACGACCAGCCGCGAGACCACTGCTTCCCGGCCACGACAAGCCCACCAAGCGGAGCAACACCGATCTTCCAATAGCCATCGGCACTATTGCCGCCCGGAATGCGAAGCCGGAACTTCGAATAGTGCGCGACGTTGTGCACGACCAGCACTCCACTATGGGGGTAGATAGTCGCGGTGCCGTTGGCTGGCTCAGTGCCAACGATGCCATCGAGGAACAGCCGCACTTGACGCGTTGTGATGTTCCCGTCGAGCATTCCCTCAGTCTGAAGCCGGATCTTCCTGAACTTGCTGTTACCAAGATCGATCCAAGCGCCATCAAGTTCACCACGCCAGAGATACCGGGCTACCGCGGTGCCAACGGCAGCGGTAACGACATCGCCCGTTCTCGTATAGGTGAAGGACATCGAGGCATCAAAGGTGCCAATCGTAACGTAGCCCGCACCTGCGTCACCCTCAAGCACGGCGGTCTGGACGTTGGTGTTGAGCAGCGCCAAGCCAATCGAGCCCTCGCCAAGAAGGGTCAGTTGCGACCGGTCCCAGACGTGGGTGATTTGCTCGGGAATGGAGACAAGCGGATCCGTTCCCGCCGAGCGCCACGGCTCCGACGGCGACGGGTTGAAGTCCCAACACGAACGATCGCGGGCGAAGTCGTGGCTTGCTGCAATGTCCCAGAGCTCAAGGCGCTTCGCAGGCCCAGCAAGCGCCGACAAGAACGCCGCCGCCGCTGATGTCCCGACCTCGTTGACCGGCGACGGCAGTGCAGAGAGCACCTTGCCAATGAGGTCGGCTTGCGCGTCAGACGGGGCAAGCGACCCCTTCGAAGTCGACCACAGAATGTGATGCCCGTACCACCGCGAAGACGATGATGACGCGTTGATGTGCCCCCACAAGAAGCTGCCGGCTGAAGCTGATGCCGCGGTGGTGATGGCTACGGCGTCGTGCCCCTTGGTGAAGTTGCCAGCGGTGTTGGCATCTCTCCACCACGTACTGAATGTGTCATCAGCGGCGTTGAAATACCACAATACCTGTGGGCGGCTGGCGTTGTGCGTGACCGTGCCGCGAGCAACCCCGCCATTCTCAACGGAATACTGCGTTGTGGTGTGGTTGATCTCGAAAAGAGAGCGGTTCACGCCGTCTCCCTGCGCCCCATTGATGCCGATCCTTGTGATGGTTGTGCTACCACCGCTCAGCACATCAAGGTCCATCAAGCCAAGCATGTCGTGCTTCGTCGTGCCCCACACTGCGGCGTGCGTGTTGAGCCTCGTGTTCCCGGTGGTAGCGATGAGCATACGCCCGGGGGCTTCAAGAATTTCAACGGGGCCGGTGCCTGAACTGGTCCACTGCGCAGAACTGCCGGGTAGCTGGATGGGCAACCAACTTGTTCCGAGGCTTGTGCCCTCGTCGTACATGCCAAGCCCCTCGACGTTCGACCATCCGCCGTACTGCACCGCCCACACCATGCCATCGTAGGTGGTGCCGCCCCCGCCGTCTCGCCCCTGGCCGAGCACAATGGTGCGCCCCATCGAAGTCGATGCCGCGGAGCTCAACAGCTTCATCGTCGCGTCGCCGCTATTCCACGGTGCCCGGTATGCGGCGAGTGCACTGGCCGATGTCCAAGTGGAGCCGTCGTCGAAGCTCACGTAGACCTGGTTCGAGCCGCCAACGTTGAACATCACCCAGAGGGTTCCGGTGACATCCGGCCAGAACGCCACGGCGTCAGGAGTGACAGCGGCGGCTACTGTGATAGCCGGAGCGCCTTGCAGGCTCTGAAATGCAGACCCGAGCGACTTGAAGAGAATGTCGGTGCCATCCCAATAACAGAAGCCCGCCCGGCCATTCGGCAGGGCCTTCAAGCTCATCATCTGCGGTGCGTCTGCCGCATTCCACCGGGAGCCGACACGGGTGAAGCGGGTGCCCAGACTGGATGAGGCCCACTGGTCGAATTCTTGGGTACCGCTGTCAGCTCCGCGCACCATCAAGACATTCTTGCCGACCATGCACGACGCCAACCTGCTGTTAGCGTTGAAGGCAAACGATGCCGTCGACTGCGGGAGCACATTGTTTGCGTACACTGTCCAATTGGCTCCGCTGTCCGTCGATTCATACGCTGTCCAAATGTCCATCACGGCGGGCGTTGGCTCCGTTGTGAATTCGATCAGCAAGACCGTCTCGTTGGGGAGCACCACCATGCAATGGTCGCGCGCTGAGATCGTAGCGGTGAGCGCCCGCACGTCGCCGTTGTCGGTCCATGCCCATATGGCGGGATCAAGGGTATGCGACTCCGGCCCCGTTGCTGCAGGGCCGCCCTTTCGCGAGGCCGTGGCTATTATCTTCTGAGTGCTCGGGATGGTCACGATATCGTGGTTGCCCCAATTCTGCGTCGAATTGAAGCCGGTGAGCATGTCCGCCGTATGCAAGAACGACGGGGGAGACCAGCCACGCCACTCGCTGGCCGCTTCGCCCTCCAACTTCCACGCTGCCCGGCACGACGTGTCCGGGTCGTTGCCTGGGAATCCGGCGCCGACGAAGGCGACATTGACGGTGTTGGAGTTTTGCCCGCCCGACAGCGAAAAACGCACCTTGCTTTCCGGGTCCCGCGCCACCGGCGACCCGGGCCTTGGCCCGGCTTGGGTCATCGATGTCAACGTGTCATCGATGTCGGCGCAGGTGTTGCGGGGGTCTGGCGCTAGAAAGCCGCGAAGAGTGGCTGAATGCAGGGAGCCCATGAATAGACCTCGGTCAGGTTAAGCCCGGGTCAAAGCCGGGGGAACGGTCGACAAGTAGCGCGCCAAGAGCCCCATCGCCCGCCGCCTCGTTGAGCATGGCGGCCGACATCGACCGGGACGAAACCACGGCTTGCACAACGCGCCCACCTTGCTGCAGTGCTTGGGCACCTTGGCGGTTGAGCGCCTGCAGCAGCTCAGGGAAGCCGGGCACGCCCATTGTGCGTGTTGTCGCTACACCCTCCTTGTTAAGCACGGTTGCGGATTGCTCATCGGCAGCGAGTCCGCCTGAGCGCCCGTCTCGCCCCGTGCCCTGATGGAACTGGGGCGGCTTCTGAGCAGCGATGAGGATAGATTGCGCAGTGCCAGCGGCACCGATGGCGATGGACGCCGGGATGCCAGCGATCGGGCCAAGGTCAGAAAATGCGCGGGTGATGCCAGCAGCGGTAGCAACGATGGCCTGAGCGAGCGCCACACCTTGGCTTGCGCGGAACGCAGCGAGCGCCGCCTTTTTCTGGGCGTCCAATGTCTTCCTTGTGCCCAACCGCTCAATCTTACCAAGCGCCTCGACCTTCGCGATCTTGCTGTCGATCCCACGCTTGGTCGCTTCGTCTGCGCCCTCGCGTAGCGCCATCAGCTCGGCTACTCGCTGCTCCTCACGGCTCTGCGACCCGTCAAGGAGCGCTTCGCTGGGTATCGACCTGGTCAACAGCTATCTGACTGATTGTGTCGGCCAAGGTCTCGGCGAGGGCTAGGCCTTCCTGAGCCGCTTCCCGCCGAGCATCGCGAAGCTTTGCATCACTCTCGGCCTTGGCCTGGTTCGCGGCTTCGTTGGCGGCAACCTCGGCGTCAAGCGTCTTCTGGAATTCTTCAGCCTGTTCGAAGTCAATCTTGATGTTGTCAAGCGCGGCTTGCTGCCTGGCCCCGGTCACCGCCCGGGTGAATGCCATCTGTGCAAGCGCGACATCGCCAGCCGTCGCCTTGAGCGCGTTGAGTCGTGCAATCTCATGGTCGAGCGCAGCCGCAATCTTCTCGCGATCGTCGAGCATTCCCTCAGCCGACTTGTTGCCAGCGGAGAAGAGAGCATCGAGTGCAGTGACCTGCGTCTGCAATGCCTTGACTCCGTTCGCGCTCGGCTGCGTCTGCGTCGCGTTGAGCGGCGGCGAGTTCCTTGGTCGCCTGAGCCGTGGTCAAGTGCTTCGACGATGTCTCCGCAAGTGTACGGGAGAGTTCCGCGGCTGCCCCCTCCCCCGCTCGCATCGCGTTCCTGTTCTCCAGGAAGGTCTTGGCGCTCTCTGCTGCCTCCTGTCGGATCTCCGGGAAGGTCTTGGCGCCGAGCTCGGTGAGGCGGTCTTGAAATGCCTGTGTACCGGGTACCAGCCTCAGGTGGATGACATCATTGAATGCGCCGAGCGCCGCAGACATGTTGCCCACGGTGCCGGCGACCGCCTTCTGCATGAAGACGAAGCCGAGCACAACGTTGTCGATGTTGGGGCCGATGTCCAGGAAGTCAACAAGGCTGGCCTTGGCGCCTTGAGTGACGAGTTGCAGATCGGCCATTGAACGCTGAAAGTCGCCAGCCGACTTCGCTGCTTCCGGCCCGACGCCGACGCCAAACCGCTCAGCTTGGTCGATGAAGACCTCAAGGTCCGCTGTGCCCAGTGACTGCGTGAGGAATGTGCCCGACCTTCCGAGCGCGCCGACCGCAATGGCGGCTTTGTCCGCTGGGTCTTCGACCGCTTGGAGCCGCTTGATGGCCTCTTTTAGCGCGTCATCGTTGTCTTTGAGCCCGGTGTTCAGCATCTCTTGAGAGATGCCAAGCCGCTCGAATGCCAGCGCCGACGGTCCCAGTCCAGCGCGCGCATCGTCTAGTAGCTTTGGCAGAGTCTGTAGTGCCGACTCGACCTTAGCCGCACCGATGCCAGCGCCCTCGAATGCCAGTCGCAAACCGCCGATAGTGCCCGCCATAACCCCGGCCCGGGTGGCGGTGTCGCTCAGCTGGTTGCGCAGGTCTGCTGTTTCCTGTGACAGAGCATTGACCGAGGTGATGGCCGCCTTGATGTCGCCGAGCGAGATGGCGAGACTGATGCCGGCGAAGCTGTCAGAGAACGACTTGGCCGCCTTCTTGCTGGCCTTGATGGCCTCAGCGGCGGCTTTGCCCTCGGCTTTCACCAGGGCGTTTTGTCATCTTCAGAGCTGCCTTGGTGGCTTGCTTCTCGGTAATGCCGGGNNGCGCTGCCATCTTCTTCTGGTACTCGGCCACCTTGGCTGAGACGTTCTAGGGTGGATGTCGCGACGATCCGCCATCTACTGCGCCCCCTTCACGACGCCATCGGCCACGGCTTGTCCGACGCGCTGAGCCGCACGCTCGAATGGCTTGATGAGCAGCTTGGGCGCAACCTTCGCCTTGCGCCCCTTCTGTGTGATGAGTCCAGCGTAGAACGCACGGACCGTGGTTTGTGCCCTGAACACGCGCCCGCCATCCTCCACGAAGTAATCCAGGTTGAACTGTGACTTCGAGAAGCCAGACTTGACCGGCCATCCAGCAAAGGCGGTCTCAATGGTCGGGTTCATGTGGTCGCCGAATGCGCGGGCGACCACTGGGGCGATCAGGTCCATGAACTCACGAACCTGTCGCTGGAGGTCTGACGGTACCTCGATCTGATAGGGGGTGTCCCGCTGCTGCTTCATCGGTGGCAGCGCCGACCGTGTCTGCCACCGCGGCTGCTTTCGCACCTGTCCAGCGCTGCTCGAAAAGCGCTGGACGATGCTGGTAGCGAAATCGGTGAATGCCATTGCCTAGCCTACTGCGTCGTGGAATTTGCAATACCTGTCCCACGCCTCCTGGGTCGTGTTGACCGTGGGTGGTGGTGTCGACGACAGCGGTGGGGTGTTCATCTCCCCCGGGACCTCGTCTCTGGATGGGGCGCGGGTTTTGACGTCGCCTGTGAGCATCCGGTGGGCGCCGATGACCTCGAGCTGTTGCTCCTTGGGCAGATTGTAGAGCCCTCGCGGGTCGCGGAAGTACTTCAGGCCCAGGGCAACGTAGTCTAGGTGGAGCCCTCCGCCAGGGCCGGAGTAGGGTTTGTGGATTCCTCGACCTCGCTGTCTGTCGGGATTGACTCGTAGGCGGCGTCAATGAGCGCGGTACCAGCGTCGTATAGCGCCTGCGGTGCGTGGTGCTGGCTGAGCGCATCGTAGACACACTCGCCGAATTCCACCAGAGCATCAGCTTCTTCGCCCTTGGCGGTCATGCGACGGCGCACCACGCGGAACGATGGGACGTCCAGCGGTTCGTCGTCCCAGCACAGACCCACCGCAGCAAGCGCCACGTGGGTCATGTCGGTGCCGTCAGCTTTGGCCGATGGCTTGCCGGCCTCGTCGCCATCGCGGAACCCCAGCGCGCGACGCCAATCAAGCCAGAGCGCAAATCGCTGGGTCATGTGGGGGAGACGCCCGCGGTACTCTGTGCCGGCGATGTCGATGACTAGGGCGGCCATCAGCTGATGACCGGAGCGAGGTAGTTGGTGCCGGTGATGACCATGGTATTCCCCTCCTTGGCTTCAGCCCATGCCCAACCGCCGCGGCACTTCGGGAGCAGGGTGATAACGGTGGTGGTACCATCCGATTCGGTAACGCGTGCTTTCCAGGCCCACACACAGGCATCGACGCTTGTGTGTGTCGATGCCAAACCGGTCTTCTTGATCCAATCGTTGATGCGCGCAGCCGCGGCATCGGTGCGCGTCTCGTTCTTGAGCTGGATGGTGATGGACCAAGCCTGGACATGGTCGTCACCGTAAAAGAGCCCGTCGTGGGCGTGGCGATCGCGGGCTTCGAGAACTTCGGCGTTGTTCTCCTCGATGTTGTCGTAGGTGAAGTTACCCTCACCAGGGCCAACGGCGATGCTGTTAGCACCGTTGTCGAGAAATTCAACGGTGACGTTGCGACGTGAGAAGCGTGACATTTAGGGTATCTCCAAAAGGCTCAGACGGTGTCGCGGCCGAGGACTGTGAGGGTATATGAATTGGATGAGGCGCCGTCCAAGTTAAGGAAAATTCAACTTGCCCGCGGCGCCAGTGATGGCGTAAGCCGACGCTACGAGACATCGGACCTCAATTGTCGTACCTGGGCGTAGGAGCAGGGTGTCTGTCGTGGCCTTGAGCAGCCCAACCCATCCCCCAGCTGCTGATGGCTTCATTTCGATATTTGCAGTGTTCGCGGCGGGCGTGGAAATCCGAAGGATCACAACCTGCTCGATGCCGAGAGCTACCCCATTCGGCCCGAGAATGGTTGTCAGGTCGACGTCTTCGTTGGCTGACGCGATCAGCGTATGGAGCTTGTGGTACCCCTTGTTCGCCTGGTTCGCTCCGGTGCCGTTTCCGATGGTCTCCTTTTCGGTGAGGGTCTTGCTCGATCCGGCGTCATAGTCGTCGAATACGCCCCAGGCGATAGCTAGGATGCTTGTGAATGCTGCAGTGAGTCCCATGGGTGCCTCGTGGAATTAGGGTCTAAAGGGGGAAATCGTGGACAACGTCGAACTCAGCGGTGACTAGCATCCACTCGCCATCATCGGACACCAAGCCGAACCAGGGGGATACGAGGTTCACGGTGCGGTCGGTGGACTTGTCGCGCATGACGGCCTGGACCACTTTCTTGGCGGCCTGCTGAGCAAGGGCCTCATCGGTCACCTGGGTGTCGCCGCCGGTTCTGATGTGGTAGGTCAGCGAGACCTGCAATGGTGTCCGTACCTGCGCAATCTCGGCGGCGTAGTCTTCAGCACCGTCGATATTCAGCGACCGGCCCGCGACCACGGCAAAGGTGAGGTGGGACAAGGCGCCACCATCGACGACCGGAGCCCCGGCACCCCTGCTCTTGTGCCAGCCATCCTCGTTGTAGCCGGCCTGGCCAAAGTCGCCGATTGGGATCGCCGTGATGAGCGCTGCCGTCGTCGACAACAGGGCATCGATTTCTAGTGAGCAACCCATGGCTAGAACCTCGGGTCACGGCTGCGCACGCGGCGCGGAGCGGTGTTGCGATGGACCAAGGTGCTGTTCCCGCGCCGCTCATCGGAGTCGGCCAGGCCGTCGTGGTCAAGGTCCTTTTGAAGGCCATCTCCGACCAAGCCCTGTTGTACTCGGCTTTGTGGATGTCCATCAACTTTTCCCAGCGGGCGACACCGGAGGTCGTGCGGAACAGAGCTTTGAAGATCACGAAATAGGAGAGCTCTTGCAGCGGGTCAACCAGCTGCGACTCGCTGACAATCAGGTCGGGCCAGCTGCCCATGGCCCAGAGTCGGCGAATCAGCTTGCCCCATGCGACATCGAGGAACGGCTGTAGCGACGTTACAGAGCCGTTGAACTCGGTGAGCAGGTTCGGATATTGGTCGAGCAGCGCATTGGCATCGGTCGACGGAGAGAGTTGGATGAGTGCCAGGCCGGCCTCGCGGCGTACCAGTCTGGTCGTCCCGTCTGGCATGGGCATAGTCCAGCGCTCTTGCAGGCGTTGGCTGAAGCCAAGAGTGCTGGGAAGGTCGACGGCCGGAACCGTCGCCTTCATGATGCCGCCAACGATCGTGGTGGCCGATGTGCTGATTGTGTCGCCTGTCTCGCCGAGCAAGGTGAAGGTGCCAACGCCAGTCGGAGCCACAAGCGCACCATTGTGGTACGCCTCGAGCTGCGCCAAGTTCTCGCGTTCCCGGGCGAAGATGTCCGGGAACTTTGTGCGGAAACTGTAGTTGACTTCACCACTGCCCATCGATTAGGCCGCCGCGTAGGTCAGGACGCCGAACAGCGCCCAAGCGCCGGCGGCGGTGACGTACACCACACCACACTCGCTTTGGTTGATGGTGCCGACAGTCGACCCGCCGGCATCCTTGACCACCAGGTTTTCGGCCGCGTCCGCCGAATTCCCGATGACATACCAGTCGCCGGAGTCTTGTCGCGTCACCGCTGGCAGGTTGACATCACGATGGGCCCCACCGGGGTCCAGTTTTTGCCAGTGACCTGATTGGCGGGTAAGCGTGGTGGCGCCCGCGAGTGTGGCCGTATCCCAGCCACCACGCCATGGGGCGCGAGCGGTGAGAGGCTGCGAACCTGAGCCTTTGAAGGCCATGGTGTACCCCCCTTAGCTCAGCGCAATGGTTGTCAGGCCGGTGTGGTACCAGGCCACGCCGTCACAGTAGACCGACGCTTTGCGGTTCTGCAAAATTGCGATGATGGTGGCGCCGCCGTCGTCTTTGACCGTGATGGTCTCCGCGGCATTGGCGGCGTTGATGATCTCGAACCAAAGGCCGTCGCTCGATGCTTCAGCGGGCAGGGTCACATCGCGGGCGCCGGCGGGGTCGATCTTCAAACGGTTTCGGTAGAGCTTGGTCAACACCAAGTTGCCAGACAGCGTCATGACGCCAAGCGCACGCTTGTTGCGGACGTGGCGCTCAGAGCCGGGCTCAGCGTCGGAATAGTCGTGCAGGCCGTTAGCGGTTGTCATCTCGGGGGTTCTCCTTGGTGCCGATGGGCTACCGTTTGCGGTTCTCATTGCGACCGACAGCACCACGGACGCGGCGCTGAGAGTCTTCAAAGGTGGATTTTGGGTTGACGCGCTTTGCTTGCTCATGGAGCTTGCGAGCGGCGCCGTCGATGCCGCGGCGCTTTGCAGCGTCGCGCTCAGCGGTGTTGCGCTTTGTGGTCATTTTGCACCGCCTTTCTTGGCCGCTGGCTTCTTGCGCGTGCGCGGCTTGCGCTTGGCTTTGCCGCGGGGCTTGGCGTCAGGGGCGTCGCTGGCATCGTCTGGCTTGCTGCCGACATCTGGCACCGCTGCCGCCTCGAGCTCTGCAAGCTTGGCCTCGCCGGCGGCGGCCAATCGCTCACGATGGTCTTCAGGCAATGCCATCTTTTCAGCGTGGCGCCCAGCGTGGTAGTCAGCGCGGGCAATCTTCTCGTCTGCGATGTCGTCATGCGGCGGCGCAATGAAACCCATGGAGACCAATGCCAGCCGCCAGCGGTTGTATCCGTCGCGATCGCGCTTGAACTTGGTGCGCTTGCCTGGACGCGGAGTGTTGGGCCGCTCCCATCGGTCAATGTGAAGCAGGCCCTCACGTCCAGACTTCGGATCCTTGCAGTCGATGACCTGCCGGTATCTGTCAATCACCGTCGTCGAGCCGTCGGCATTGACGATTTCGACGTCAAGCCGCTGAGGGATAGGCGTGATCTTCTCGCGCTTCATCCGGAGGTGGGCGTGGTCGTAGGCGTTCTCCGCAGGCTCCCCGCGCTGAAGCGTGCGCACGTTGTTCACGCCAGGTTCCAGGGTCTGCCGCTGAAGTTCTGGCAGCCACCAAGCCTTTCCGTCGATGATCCCAGTTTCCCAGTTCTCCGGGTGATGAACCAGAAAGAACGCGAAGTTGGGGCGTGCTGGGAACAGGTCGCGCGACTCGACGCCGCCAAGTGGGGCGTCGCGGGGCGTGTAGGCATCTGACTTTTCGGGAACGGGCAAGGGATGACTCCTAGTGCCGGGCGCTCCCACCGTCGACGGTTAGTCGTCGATGGACAGAAGGCGCCGCTGGGGGAAGATGGTCGGATCGAGCTTGCCGACGCCGAACCAGCTGTTGGCGTCGTAGCGCCCGGTGGCGGTTTTGCCTTCGCTCTTGTCCTCGATGACCATGCCGAACTGCGGGATGTACATCGTGGTCGCGGGGTTGGCCGTGCGGATTGGCGCGGAGCTCGCGACAACCCAGCCGATGCCACCTGGGGCATAGGCAAAGCCTTGGTGCCCGCCGGAAGCTTGCTGAACGTCGAAGCTCGAGAAGTTCTTGACGCCGAGGAAGTTGAACGAACCGCCGCCAGCCTTCAGCCCCATGATCTCGTTCATGACCTCGGGGGTTTGGTAGCTGGGTTCATCGCGGATAGCGTCACGCAGGTCGGTGAACTGCTCGGGGTGGCGCATGGTGATGATCTCACCGCCGAAGCCCTCGGTCTCGTGGAACGCGGCAAGCATGTCGAGCTCGTCGTCGAAGTCCCAAGCAAGGGCGACGTTTCCAGTGCTCGCCGTGATGCCGGCGCCAGCGGCGGTCAGCTTCTGGCGCAGGGTCTTCAGCCATGACTGCGGAACCTTTGCCTTCAGCGCGGCGAGACTGACACCGGCTTCGCGATTCAGAACCGCTTGCTGGTAGGTCTCCTCTTTGGCCAAGCCGTGGCGGGCGATGGTCAGGGTGTCGAAGTTGCTGGTGAAGCCGCTGGCGATGATCGGGTCGACCTCGCTGGTCATGGTCTGGAATGCTTCGGCCCATCCGGCACCGGTCATCCGGGTGATTCGCACAACATCGGAACCGCTGGCGCTCAGGTCGCCATAGAGCGTCACCAAGCCAAGGCCCAACACGTCAAGCTCTTCCTGCAATTCCTGAAGAATTTCTTGAGCTGCGAAAACGTAGGCGAAGCCAAGATCGCCCTGGGTAGAGCCAAACTGAATGGGTGCAGCGTGCGCGGTCATATCGGAGCCTCATTTGACGGGTGGTGCGTCATCCGTCTCGATGGTCACCGGGTAGCGCCCGCGAATCGAGGTAGAGGCTTCAGACACTCAGTGCGTAGCGCATGTTTGCCACGCGTGTCAAGTCTACGATAGATACTGCGCCTTCATCTCTGCAGTCTTAGCTTTGCGGTCTTCCGGCTTCATCGCCTGGAATTCGGCGCTATTGAAATATTCCGAGACCTGCCCTGGCGTCATCTTGCCGACTGTGTTTGGTGGGTTGCCAGGGTTGCCAGCGCTGCTATCTGGCAAGCCGGCGCCGGTGCCAGCCGCTGATGCTGCACTGCTGGCGGATTCGGCGCCGTTCGATGCAGCACTCGAAGCGGCAGCGGCTTCAGCTGCGTCGCCAGCGGGGACGCCGGGCGCGCCGTTGAAGTGCGGGGCAAGCAGCGGATGCATACGGGCGCCATCGGCGTCAGCAATCCAAGCCGCGAAGTCAAGCTTGTCGGCATCGGCCAAGCCGGCGTTCTGGCTCGCGAAGATCGCCTCTATGCCTGCCAGTTTACCCGCGTCGGTAATCCCCGCCGATGCAAGCGCCGTGCTCCGCGCCGTCGCGGTCTCCATTGCTGCGATCTTCGCGACCGCAGCATCATGCGCCGTCTTCATCGAATCATATCCGGCGGCCTTGGTCTTGGCCTCAGCGAGTGACGTGGTCAGTAGGTTGATCTCCCCCTGCTTTGCGTCCTTGATCGAGTTGATGCGGCCCTCGAGGGTCTCTTGGGTGAGTACGTTGGGGATGTCGACGCTGCAGTGTGGGCAGTCCATTCTGATTTACTCCTGTTCTGGTTCTGTGGTTGGTGGCTGGCTAGGTGGCGGCGGCGGTGGGCGAGTGATGTCTAGGCCGGCTGTAGCCGCGGCATCCTCGAATGCTTGTTTCAAGCGCAGCTCTTCAAGCTGGATTTCGACCAGCGCGGTGCGCGCGTCTTCAACGGTCGCCCCCTGATGGAGCCGCATGTAGGCGCCAACCTGTGACAGGTAGCCGCTGCCCACTTGCCAAGTCAGCTCTTCGCGCCGTTCTTTCTCCTCAGACGGCGAGCGGGGGATTGGCGTGTAGGTGATGCTGTAGCCGGTCTCGGGAATGCTGCCGGTGCCGGAGAGCCCCGACAGGTTGAGCAGTGCCGCCGCCTTCTTCAGTGACTCCAGGTCAGCCCGACGGAACAGCGGGCGCACCTGGGCGGCGAATGTGCGCCGCCCGGCATTGCTGATGAACAACGCCGTGCCACTGGCGGGGTTGGCACTGCCGCGCATCACATCGGTAGGATTGAGCCCAAAACGCACCGCCAGCTTCATCTCGTATCGGTCCGCGAATGCCGACACCTCGGGGAGGTTGACGCCGGCGCCAACCTCCTTCACGAATGGCTGTTTGTCGGAGTCGTCGAACTGGTGGTAGGCGATGGCGCCCGGGGTGATGTCGAGTGACCTGATGCCCTCGGTCGCTCTAGTGAGCGTCGCCGCGCTGTCGTTGCCCTCACCAATCGGGTCATCGATGGCGACGTTGGTGCCTGACATCGGAGTCAGGCCGGCGACGATGACGAAGTTGCCCGTGCAGGCCTGTGCACAGTAGGCGGCGTAGGTCCAGTACATGGCCGAATTCAGGGTGCCGCGGTGCACGCCGCGCTTGTGGAATGTGTTCCACATGAGCCCGGTGTCGACAGCCCGGTAGACGATGAATGGCAGGAACGGAGCGCCGTCCTGGAATCGATACGGGTAGGCGGCGCCGCTGAAATCGCCGCCAAGAAACACGTTGCTCAGGTCATCGCCAAGAGTGCCGTCGTGCTGCGCCTCGTGGATTCGGTAAACAGGGCTTTCGGGGTCGCTGATGTCGTAGACCTCCCAGACATACAGCCATCGGTTCTGGTCGGACCAGAAGCGTATTCGTAATTCCCAGATGATGAGCGGGACATCAGGCTCATTCGATGACCCGCGGGCGTAGATGTTGTGGGGGCTGATGACCCGTTCGGTGAGGTGCCCTGCTGATGCCGGCGCGTCGAGTCGGATGACGAAGTCGCCCATGCCGATCGTCATGAACTGCACCTGTTGTGCCTTGGTCCAGAACCCGGCCCGGTCAAGCTGCTTGTCTTGGCCAACCATTGGTTCGGCGGCTTGAGGCTCGCTATGCCGGATCTCGGGGCGTGCGCCATACAGCCCGGGGGTCGACAGCTGGCGGCTCATGTCGGCGAGAGGGTTGGCCGCGGTGTCGGGGACGTCCCCAGTTTTTCAGGCGCTCTTGGCTGATCGACTGCTCGAGCCAGTCCCTCAGCGGCCCGTCCCAGTCGTCCGTCATGATTTTGCAGGCGCGTGCGCTGATGCTGTGAGCGCGCCTCGTCTGCCCTCGTTGGCATCTGTGGACGGGTCAACGTGCTGAGTGTGTTCGCTGTCATTCGAGCCCCCTGCCTTTGAGACCGTAGCACGGCGCTCAATAGTGAGCGACAAGCGAGACGCCCGCCGCTGCCGAGATCCCATGCTCGACCGCATAGCGCCCGCCGTCGAGTGCGTCCTTGNTNNGACTGCTTGACGTCGCCGTCAAACTGCTCACAAGCCTCGATGAAGTTGACGCAGCGCCGATTGACTTGCAGGTGGGGCCCGTTGTGGTCGCGACGGGCGAACATCGTGTTGAGCAAGCGCATTCCGTAGGACATCGAGCCAGCCCACTTCTTGACCGACCGGATCGGCTTGGTCTGCTCGACGGGTCGGTTGAGCTCGCGGGCAAGCTCGCGGCGAAGATCCTTGTTCGACTTGCGAACCTGCCGCTTCTCGCTCTTGGTCGGTCGGTCGCCAACCCAAGCGTCGACCGAGTCATACGGCAAGCTTCGACGGTGCAGCATCCCAAGTATCGCCTTCGCGTCCATCTCGGGAGTCGTGAAACCATCCGAGCCGCACTCATCCCAGACCAAGCCACGCGGGCGAGATGAGCGACGGCCCTCGAGTGCGACCAGGCTGGCCCGTTGCTTGCCTGCATCGGCACCATGGTCGACACCGACCACGAGGTATGCCTTGGGCCTTGCTTCATCGTCGGTCACACACTCTTCGTCGAACTGGTCGAGCCATCGCCCCTGAACCACGGGATCCCATGCCCCGCGCATTCGCATCTCACGCTCAACCAGCAACAGCCCGCTTTCATAGGCGTCTATCTCATCCTGGAAAAGCCACGGCGCCGGGTTGCCGCTCGGCCTGCAGTTGGCAGCGCTCAAGCCGAAGTTGTGCTCAGGGATGGACCCAGCGTCAACCAATTCGCGAAGCCAGGCTTGTGGAGGCATGTCAGGCGTGGGGGTCATGCCGATCCGAATTTGCCCGCGGAGCTTCAAAACACGCGGGCGAACTTCGCCGTACATGCCCTCAGTCGGCGGCTCATCCATGACCACGAGATGATAGGTGCCGCCAGCAACGCGCGTGCTTCCCTGGGCATAGGTGGCGAACGTGATGACAGAGCCCTTGCCCGGGCCAGAGGAGAACACCAAGCGCGGAGGCTTGCCGGTGATGCCGCGCCCTGGGTCATAGCTGCAATTCTTGTGTAGCTCTTGCTTCGGCACCAAGAGCCAAAGCTTCTCCATCAGCGGGCCCATTTGCTCAATCGAGACGCCGATGACGAGCACGCGGATAGGCGGGCGCCGAACTGTCTGGAACGGATGCGTTCCGCGGCACTTGGCGATGATCTCGA